GTCCATAGAGCAACTTTCTGTTCGCTGTCTAAGTTCTCTGCTTCCAACTTCACCCAAGCACTCTTAGGTTCTTCTTTCTCACAGAGAGCAATTAACTCCATTGCTAACTCTCTGAGATAATTCTGTTCATCTTCTGGGATGGTATCCATTGCGCCCTGAGTAGGCGTGATGATTATCTTTTCTGGCTGTGCATCTTCATCTGGCAAATCCTGACCAGCGTAAATGTATAACCCGAGTCCATGCAATCCAAGTGCTTTGGTCATGCAGCGCATGATGGCTGTGTTAACCGCAAACGCATCACACTCAACCCGATACTCTTTGCCATACTTAGAGACTGCTGTATAACCCTTTAGAGGGATTGCTTTGTTGCCTGAGTCCATTACTGGTAACTGGCAAGTCATTGGCTTATCAAACATGGTAACTGTTACCCAGACCATTGCTGTGCCATTGATTTCCATGTAGCACTTGCCATCAAACATCTCTACTTTAAAGGTAGCTTTAGGGTCTGCTTTGAGTGCTTCTGCCCATGCCCAAGCCCATGATAGGTAGGTTAGGTTGGCTTTCTTTTCTGTGTGTTCATTGACGTTAGTCTTGAGTAGTGCTTCAATTGACATTTTATTTTCCTTTACTTAAATATTCTTCAATCATTGCTTCTTTGTCGTCATCGTATAAATCCTCGAAAGGTACGAAGTGATTTTCTCCACAGCATGAGCCAGTTGTTTTAGGCTCAGTACAGTAACAGCAGTAGTCACCATGCGATAAATCTTTGATTGCGTCTTGTCTTGTAATCATTGGATTCTTTCAACATTCTTTGCCAGCAACCATTTGTCTCCTAACTTCAAGACTGACCTAATCCACTTGCGTTGGTTGTACTGGTTAACTTCTTGTGGAACTTCTTTGTTGTTATAAAGTTCTCTTGCTTTGCGTCTTAATTGTTCTGTGTTCATCTCACCCCCTCCAAGCCAGTAGTACACCGATACCGCCAAAGATAACGATGGCTAACACACATTCAACTAGCGTCTGAATAATCTTACTTTTCATTTGGTTCTCCTTAATTTGTTGCTAAACGCATTGCACGTTCTGTTGCTTCATTCCAGTTTGCAACCCACTTGAAAGACAAAGTTCCCTCAATTTGATAAGCAGTAAATTCACCTTGATAACCTATTGCAAAGGTAAAAGTACGCTCTTTATTGTCTCTAGTGATTTTTACCCATTTGCCATTGGTGCGAATGGTTTTTTCTGTAAAGCGTGTCATGTTTTCTTCCTTAATTACCCACTTACGTTTTGTTATGGGCTGGTGTTAGTATAATGCAAATCAACGGAATGTTTAAATTATTTTCACAAAGTGTTGAAAATTTAGCAAATCGTTGTTATGATGCAACCATGAACACACTATCTGACAAAGAACTAATTACCTTGCTTGGTGGGCCAACAGTCCTATCTAAAAAGCTAGGTTTCTCCTCTGCACAGAGGGTACATAACTGGGTATATAGGGGGATACCCGCATCTATTAAATTAGCTTATCCAAAACTTTTCTTAAACAAAAGGATTAAGAAATGAGCAAATTGTGCGCTGATTGCAATCAGGAAATTACTGGTAGAGAGCCAAGTGCTAGGTTTTGTTGGATATGTTCTAATTTAAGACCTAGAAAAAATGGACAAGCACAAGCTGCAGCAGCAGTTAACAAGGCGGTAAGAAATGGTATTCTTGTGCCTGTAGCTACACTAATTTGTGTAGATTGTGGGAAACCTGCTCAATGCTATGAACACAGAGACTACAACAAACCATTAGAAGTTGAGCCTACTTGCAAGGGTTGCAATATCCGCAGAGGCCCAGCTATTCCATTAAAGAAAGAAGAAGTTACAGAATGACACAAGAAGCAGTAATCAGAGCATTACAAAACGGCCCACTTACATCCTACCAACTAGAGGATTTAACAGGCATACCAAGACTATCTATTGCAGCTTGTTGCACCAAGATGAGCTACAAGAAGAAATTAAAAATTGGGAAAATTAAATTAGGACGTTCTTGGGTTTCTCAGTACACCCTAGAGCCACACATGATTGAATCTACCAAAGCTGCCAATGATGAGCCTTACGACAAGCTAAATCCTTTCGACATTCGTAATGCCAGAGGTATCTTTTCTAAGGCTGAATATGCGGTTATGAACGCCCAAGCCACACGATTGTTTGGTAAATCGTTTTCACAAGATATTACAAATAACCAGTTTATTTGATACAATGTTTTGAAACACGGCTAGGTTTGGGGTTGCTCCCAAGCTGAAAAGGGTTCCCACTTTCTCCCCTGCCGCAGTTTCTTTTGCTTCTAAGTGGTTTATAAAGTGGAAAAAATCATGCCGACAAGGTATCTAAAATCTGGTATTCGTGACAGCGAATCCATCGAAAATCTATCTCCTATTGCTGAAAATCTTTACTATCGTTTACTGGTAACAGTTGACGATTTTGGACGTTATGACGCTAGACCAGCAATGATTAAAGCTGCTTGCTTCCCAATAAAAGACAGCATAAACGCAGCAAAAACTGAGGCTTTACTTAAAGAACTTGCACAGCATGGATTGATAGAAATCTATGTTGACCAAGATAAGCCATTTTTGCAAATGTCTAAGTGGGACAACATTCCTCGTGCAAAAGAAAGCAAATACCCATCAAATCCACACAATGCTATACAAGTGTATGCAGATGTATGCAACACGCATACAGATGTACCTTTAACTAAAACAGAAACAGAAACTAAAACAGAAACTAAGACAGCACCAGAAGGTGTGTCACCAGAAGTTTGGGATTCTTTTGTTAAACAAAGAAAAGCAAGTCGTGCGGTAATCACAGATTCTGTTATCAAGACAATTAAAACTGAAGCTGATAAGGCTGGATGGACTCTTGAACAAGCATTGTCTGAGTGTGCTGCTCGTGGTTGGCGTGGGTTTAAGGCTGAGTGGGTTATGCCTAAACCAAACCCTGCCGACAGAGTAAGGCTCACAGTTGCGCCATCAAATGAGCCTGACCCTGCTTTGCTCAAGATTAAAGCAGACGCTTTGAAAGCTGCACCTATCCCGCTAGAAGTTTTGGCAAAAATGGCTGAGTTACGGAGAAAAGCATGAATTTTTTAGATTCTTATCCAACTGAATTTTATATTTCTGATGTTGGTTACTTAGTTTTAAAACAAGAATGTTTTGGATGTGGGCATGAAACTCAGTTTTTGATTAGCCCTGAGCAAACAAAAATACTTTTAAATTTATTGCCAGATATGGTTAAGCAACAAACTGAACGATGGACAGGAATTTACTCCCCTGATGAAGCATGAACTTTGAATGGCCTATAAATGACAAACGAAGAATTAGAACACTTCAAAAACTCAGAAGCCCTCGAATGGATACGCAGATTCAATCAAAAGAAATTGACGATTGGCTCAAGCAAAGCGTTGCTCTGGTGGCAGGGTGTGTGCGTGGACTTGGAACGAATCAGAGGAAAGTCAGATACTTTGCTTTTGAGGGACAGAATGACGAGGCTACGAAATGAGGAGAGCAGCAAGAGTTGATGCAACACAAGAAGCCATTGTTAGCGCACTAAGGGCAGCAGGGGCTTACGTATGGGTCATTGGTCTGCCAGTTGACCTTTTGGTTGGCTACAAAAACCACACGTTCTTGGTTGAGTGCAAATCAGGCCCCAGAAAGCGTTTAACGAAGCTACAAGCCGACTTTTTCGAGAATTGGTCAGGTAGTACCTTGGCAAGAATAGATTGCCCAGAGGCAGCACTAAGAATGATTGGAGTAGTCAAGTGAAAGCACCCTACAAAGCCATCGAATTTATCATTGAAAATTCATGCAAATATGCGGAGGCTAAAGCACAAAGAATCTACCTTGAGGAGTTCCGCAAAACCAAGAAGGCTCTGCTGATGAAGGATGCGTTAGCCAGAGGGATAGATTCTGCCGTGGCTCAAGAGCGTGAAGCCTATGCCCACATTGAGTATGCTGATTTGCTCAAGGGGTTAATGATTGCCATTGAAAAAGAAGAAACCTTAAAGTGGATGCTGACTGCTGCCCAGATGAAAGCCGACATATGGCGGTCAGAGCAAGCAAGTGAGCGTCTTGGCGTAAAAACAACAGAATAAAATAATTTGTAGAATTCAACAAAATGTTGATACAATCACAGACAGCCCAAGCAATTCGCAAGGGTACTTTTAAGGGTACAAAATGAAATACGAATTTGACACAACAACTGGTGAAGGCTCTGTAATCGTTACTGTCGTTATGACATACGAGCGTGACGAAGAAGGTACTTACAACGAGAACATTGATGAAGTCTGGTTTGAAGGACGTAACGTCATGGGTATCTTTACTGACGCACAATTTAAAGAATTAGAGATTGAAGGCTGTATGCGTCTTTCAAAGCATATCTTGGAACAAGCAGACGAAGCCAAAATAGCAGCTTATGAGTAAGACTTGGAAACTAATTGTTATTTCACTAGCGACTTTTTGGTCGCTGGTGGTTTACTTCATAAGGGTTTGGTATGAATAGAGAAGACGTTATTCGCATAGCACTAGAAGTTGGCTTCTATGATGATGAAGTTAATAAATGTCAATTGATGCTTGAACGCTTTGCTTATCTGGTTGCTCAACAAGAACGAGAGCGTATTGCTAAAAAAATAGAGCAATTACCTTTTGGTGATACTGCTGCCAGTTTTGGTGTTTATGTAAGAGAAGCATGAACAACAGACCCAATAACAGGGAACGACTCCACTTGGCAAAGATTAAAGAAATGCCTTGTGGGGTCTGTAATGCTTCTCCTCCAAGCGATGCACACCATATTGTCCAACATAATCAATACTTATGTATTCCTTTATGCAAGGATTGCCATCAGGGTAGCTTTAACGGAATACACGGACAGGCTAGGATTTGGAAGGTTATGAAGTTAGACGAGATGGATGTTTTAAATTTAACGCTTGCAAAACTTTTTAATTAGCGCACAATGGACGCACTCAGTTGCCATTGAGACTTTAGAGGGACTTGTTCCCTCTTTTTTTTTGTGAGATAATAAATAAACTCCATAGGGATAACCATGTCTGGTTTACTTGAGCCATCCGTAAAAATTGAGATTGAGATACAAAGCCAAGAGAAAAAAGGCGAAGCGTGTCCAGTTGCCACAGGTGACGTAGAAGTCAATCTTGAGTGTCGTCAGAAAGCCATCGACAAGGCGAACTACGGCCCAATGAATCCCAATGAGCCAAGCATGGATTACTGGCGTGACATTTCTAAGGCTTGGAGAATCTCACCTGCACAGGCTAAAAAGTCTCGTTGCGGTAACTGCGCTGCCTTTATCCAAACCCCTAAGATGCTTGCTTGCATTGAATCAGGTTTAGAGATGAACGGCACAGAGATGGATGCTTGGGAAGTCATTGATGCTGGCGACTTAGGCTACTGCGAAGTGTTTGATTTTAAGTGTGCTTCTAAGCGTACCTGTGAAGCATGGATTAGTGGTGGGCCAATTACTCAGGAGAAAGACAATGGGAACAACGAATCAACAGGCTCTGGAGATGATGCAGAAGCTGATGAAGAAGCCTAAACCTATGCCTGTGCGTGGTGAGCGTACTGCAAAGAACAAAGCAAAGAAGCCTAAAAAATGAAAATGACAAAAGCTGGTCAGAAGAAAGTTGGCAAGGTCATGGGTGAGTACAAAGAAGGTACTCTGCACTCTGGCAAAGGCGGTAAGGTTGTAAAGAGCCGTGACCAAGCTATTGCTATTGCTATGGCAGAAGCTGCTAAGAAAATGGGCAGGATGAAATAATGGCTGACTTGGGCGCAGCATTTGGTTTTTTCCCACAGATGAAACCTCGCAGACAGGGGTTGCCCTCTGACTCTGCCAATTTGCCTATTGATGTTTTACGAGGACGTTTGGCTGGTTTGTTAGGCGCACCTGCTGATATTGCTAATTTGCTTAGGTCACCTAGTCCAACAGAGATGTTTGGTGATGTTAGTTATGAAGCACCAGCGCAGTTTCCTTACACAACAGAAAAGTTCTTAAAAGATTTACCACTTGCACCAACATCTAGGGTTGGTCAGGTAGCAGGTCAAGCTGCGTCATTTGTTCCGCTAAACCCTATGCCAGCCGTTAGGGGTGTGCAAAAGGTAGGACAAGTAGTAGGAGAAGAACTGGCAGCCACAATGATGGGTCAGCGTCCTAATAGCATGATGAGCAAGGTAGTGCCACAGCCATTGTTTGCTGTTGCGCCAGAGCAAGGTTTGTTATCTGTTAAGACAGAGCCTATTGAAAGCCTATTGCAGACTAAGCCACAAGCACCAGTTTCTGACATTGGTTTCTATTCAGCTACTGAGCAAGCAGCATTGAACTTAGGCAGAAACAAGGGAACTGGTCAGTCTTTCATTAACGATTTGATGAAATCACCTGATGTTAAGAAGGAAGAACTGCAATTCACAGGATTGGATGAGTTCTTGAGAGATAAGTCTAATGTTACTAAACAAGAGGTTCAAGACTTCTTGGCTAACAATCGGGTTGATGTTAAAGAAGTAACTTATGGAAGTCAAGACTTTTCTAAATTGCCAGATACACAATTACAAAATGAATATGTACGAGTTAGGGGATATAAGCCAGTAGATAATTATGGTGACGTAATGTCACGAGAAGAAATAATAAGTGAATTATCAGGCGCACAAGCAGATGATTTAACCAAATATAGTAGGTATCAATTAGCTGGTGGCGAGAACTATCGTGAAATATTGCTTACTTTGCCAGAAGCGATGCCTAATCCAGCAATTGAAATACAGCAATACACAAAACGCATGGAGACTATGCGTGAATTACAAAATGAATTTGCTAATGCAGGTAATATGGAAAAAGCTATTTCATTTGCATCAAAAGCTGATGATTTGCAAGCATATATCAAGCAATTAGAAAAAATACCCGTTACTAGGCAAACAGAAAACTTTGAATCATCTCACTTTGACCAACCAAACATCTTGGCTCATATGAGGGTTAATGACCGAATTGATGCAGATGGTAAAAAGATGCTATTGGTTGAGGAAATTCAATCAGATTGGCATCAAGCTGGCAGAGAGCGGGGTTACAAAACCAAAGAAAGTTTGGAAAAATGGTATGCTCAAAACAAACTTGATGATGACCCATCTTTTGCTGACTTAAATAGTGAGCAACGAAGCGTTATTGAGCGTAATAGAGATGCTGGAATGGGTGGTGATAATGCAGTACCAGACGCACCATTTAAAGACACATGGTATCAATTAGCACTTAAACGACTGACTAAGTACGCTGCTGACAATGGTTATGAGCGTATAGGCTTGACTACTGGCAGACAACAAGCAGACAGGTTTAATCTTGCTGAGAGTTTTGATGCCATGAATTACAAGAAAAATAAAGATGGTACTTATGCAATAGCTGTTAAACCAAAGGGAGAAGGTATTTTCCAGAGTGATTTTGGTGGTACAACTTTATCTAGTATTCCAGAAAAAGAATTGCCTAGTATCGTTGGCAAAGAATTAGCGCAAAAAATTATCTCTGGCGAAGGTCGTCAAGCCGCTTCTCGTAAGGTTCTTGAAGGCATTGACTTGCAGGTTGGTGGCGAAGGAATGAAGAAATACTATGACGAGATTTATCCTAAGTTTTTGGATAAGTACGGCAAAAAGTATGGTGCAAGCGTAGGTGAGACACAGATAACGACAGATTACGCTAGGGATGCAAGTGGAATTCCTGCACAGCGTCCATCAAAAGAAACCATCCGTTATCTGGACATTACTCCTCAAATGAAAGAGGGAACATCTAAGGGTCAACCCTTATTTGCTGCTACTCCGTTATTACCAGCAACAAGCCTACTAGACGAAGAAAAACGCAAAGAGATTACAAGTCTGTTAGAAAAAAGTATTACTTAACCTTGACCAACCCTAGAGGAGTCAAACAAAATGAATAAATTAGAGGCAGGATATTCCGAAAACCTAACCAATAAAGGTAGAGGAAGACCCAAGGGGGCTGTTAATCGTGTCACTAACGAGTTTAGAGAGACAGTTAGATGCCTACTAGAGGATAACTCTGAAAACGTCTCTAAGTGGCTAGAATTGGTTGCAGAGGGTGACCCAGAGCAAGACATTCGTCCTGACCCTTACAAAGCCTTAGACATGATTTCTAAACTGGCTGAGTACGCAACACCTAAACTGGCTAGAACTGAGTTAACAGGTAGTGATAACAAGCCTATTGAAATGAAAGTTACATGGGCGAAGTAATCGAAATTCCCTATAAGCCAAGGGAACACCAACTAAGAGTTCACGAGTTACTGGATGGCAAACGCTTTGCAGTAGTAGTGGCACATCGTAGGTTTGGTAAGACTGTAGCTGCGCTTAACCACTTAATCCGTGAGGCGGTGCTAAACGAGAAAGAAACTCCTCGTTACGCTTACATTGCGCCTACCTATGGACAAGCTAAACGAGTGGCGTGGGACTATCTCGTTAAATACACTACTCCGCTAGGCGGTACTAACAACATCTCAGAGTTGCGAGTTGACTTCTGGGGTAGGCGTATTCAACTGTATGGCTCAGACAATCCTGATTCCCTGCGAGGACAATTCTTTGATGGGGTAATCATTGATGAGGTAGGTGACCAGAATCCTAAGATATGGACAGACATTGTTAGACCTGCCTTGACTGACAGAAAAGGCTGGTGTCTATTCATTGGTACACCCAAAGGACACAACCACTTCAAAGAGTTGCGAGACAGGGCAGAGAAAGAAGATGGATGGGGTCTGCTTGAGTTCAAAGCCTC